ACCGGTAGTACCTTGCAGGTATTGATCAGCAGCATCTTTTTTGCTTGGGATAGTAACAAAGACATGATTCTTTTTAACTGACAGCACATCTTTATTTCCAAGAAACACCCAAGGCATCATTCCTAGTCCTTGTGGACCCAGCGTAACTAACAAAGGTTTAGATATTTTTATCTCTTCGGCATTTTCGCTCTCAAAGCGAGCAATTAATTCTTCACCATTAATTAGCTTTATACTAACTATATCTCCACTGTCTATGGGTTTTTCAAGTAACATGATTTCCTTCTTTATCAATTTCTATCCATGTATGGTCACCTAACCATTTTACTCTGCAAATATATTCATATTCTTCAGGAGGTCCTGTACAGTATTCGTCGGCGCCATGGTGCACCAATCTAGTAATTTGTTTTTTAGTATCCCAAACTAACCAATATATTTGATTATGATATATTTGAAAGTCATATTTTGCAGAATGTACTGCATCTGTAATTTCTAATCTACGTTTGATTTGATTGGCTTGTTTTTGCAAAACAGATACCAATTCCATTATTCTATCATATTCCTGTTGTGCGTGTAGCCTAGCTACATTCAACATTATGTCTTTTTGTTTAGTAACAGGAACTAGATCAAACTTTGGGCCGCCTGCCTCAGTTGGATAAGGAGTAACATTTCTATTAAAAAATGTTACTAGGTTATTATCAATGGTTGCATCGTAGCTAGTTTGACCTTTTGCTAGATTAGATTTTTCAATCATTACTAACTAGTTTTTCCATTAACTTGTAATGTTCATAAGCTTTACGCAATGCTTCATATTTTTCTAATTTTGCAGGATCTGGTTGTAGTATCGATAACCGATCTTCAATTTTAGAAAATAGTTCTTCTAGACTACGACCTTTAAATTTAATATCACCTTCGAAATTAGCATCACCTTTAACTTCTATTGTGTTTGGTTTATGAGGCGATATTGCTACCCAAGGATGGCCAGAATTAACAAATTGGTCGGTATACCCTGTACCATCTGTTGTATAATACCCATAATTAGTACTGGACACACTATTTTCGTGTAGAGGACCTGTTAATGCAGAAGACATATTGTCAAAATTAATAGTATCGTATGCACCTATTGTTATTGTATCTTGATAATTATTAGTAGACATTGTTAACACCTAGATATTCTTTTAATTCTATAAATCCTCCAATTGTCTGCCCATTAATAATTATTTGCGGAACTGTACGTGCTGTAGGAACACTTTCTAGTAATTCTTCTTTAGACCAGCCGTCGCCAATTTTACGTTCTTCAAAATCAATTCCTTTTTGCTTTAGCAATGCTTTAGCCTGGTCACAATATGGGCAGTAGTACTTTGACCATACAATTACGTTATTCATCAATTTCCTCCACTTCTACAATAATAGATGAATCACACATTTCTTGTGCAACTTCTTCTAGAGTTTTTGCAACATCGTCTGAAATAACAAAAGATGCTGCATCTTTATCTTTAACTATTTTATTAAATTTTACTAAGATAGTTTTTGTCTGTATCTTCGCCATAATCACCTCTTATAAATCTGGTAGCTCTTCATATTCAACTTTATCGCTCATAACTCCTATTACATAATTAGTAGATTCTGTTTCTTGTAAAGCTGATTGTTTCTTATTGATATTCACATGTTTGTTGAACCAAGGAATAGGGCTTACCTTAGGATGTTCTTCAAGATACTTAATACCTATCTCTTTTAATCTTACAAAGGCAGTATAGTCTACAAAGTCTTTTAATATCTGACTATTCAAACCTATCACTACACCCTTTTTAAACAGGTAATCCGCCCAAGCTTTTTCTTCGTTAATCACTTCTGAATAAAGAGCATATACTTCTTCATGACATTCTTCATCAAGCTTTTGGAAATCCGGGTCTTCCTTAACAACATTATTAATAATCCATGCAGTCCAATCTGCATGTAGAATTTCGTCTTGCAAAATCAAACTGATTATATTTCCATTGCCAATATAAATCTTATTTTCTACCATGGCTAATGATGTAGCAAACGATACCATAAATCTTAAAGCTTCTAATGCGTAGCTAGCGTGTAATGCTAACCAGATAGCTTTTTTATGTTGATACACATCGACTGTCTCACCTAACTCTTTACGGCAATTTAATAGATGCAGATTGTCATAGTATCTGCCTATGGTAGCAGCCATTTCTATAATTTCATTAGTTTCATGAATTTTGTTAAATTCTTCTTTAGGAACACCGTACACATTTCTAATAATGTGACTGTAGCTCTTACTATGAATACTGGTTTCAAAGAAACCCCAAGTCAATGTTAACGCTTCAAGCTCAGGAATACTACAAACTGGACCAAACACCTGACTTGGTGCTCGTCCTTGAATACTGTCTAGCGCAGTTTGTCGTAATAGATTGCTTGTAAAGATATGTTTAATAGCGTCACTTGCTTCTTTATGATCAATTTTATCTTTTGTTAGACTGACTTCTTCAGGAACCCAGAAGAATCCTCTAGCCAGTGTTTCAAAGTTTTGAAGTTTTTGATATTTCACTTCTTCAAATCTTTGTACAGTCACTGGTCCTTCCGGATCTAGAAACATTTTACGTTTTAGATAATTTGGTTTAACAGATAAGTTATATTGTGCTCTACTCATGGTTTTTCTTTCTGTAATTTGCAATTGTTAAAATGAAATCGTTTCATTGCAGGTCCTGCTCCTAGTTTTTTACAAAACGGACAGACATATTGTTGTTTTTTAATTCCAGCAAACGGGCTAATGTAAGGTTTTACACAATCTGTATATTCATACTTAAGCTGCTTTTTTCGACAATGATTGAAGTCACCGTCAGCAGTGTACTTAACATTAGAAGGACTAGTTTGTAAATCATCGGCACATTCAGTTATAGAACTATATTCTTTATAAAAAGTTCCGTCTAAATTATATGCATATATTTTTACTTTTTTTGTTTCAACAATTAATGCCTGAGCAGCTAAAACTTTTGATAAACCGGATCCTTTATGTTTTTTTCCTAGCATTCCTTTAGGATGTCCATTTTCTATTAACCACTGTTTTCGATATTCTGATGCCTTTCTTCTTAACCATCCGAATAATTTATTATTTGCTCTCGAGTTAGTATGGTGAGTTGTCATGATAACTGCGGCATTAATCAACGGTTGACATTTTGGATACATTTTTACTAACAATTGATGTGCTAAAAAATGTTCTTCAGGCGTTAGTATTGCGAGATTTGATTCATCATCAGAACCATTTAGACATTTAGGAACTATGTGATGTTTTTCGACATATCCTTCTAATTTTCTTCCTCGGCTTCTGTCCATCAATAAATTGTAGTGTTTTTTATAATCCATACTATTATTTAGCATAAACAAATAATATACTATACTTTTATTAAAGCTTGCAAGCTATACATTCGTCTTCATTTTCATATACTGTAATAGGTAATAGTTGGTCTAGATTTTTTAAATTGTCTATTTTACTTGTTTCTGTATTTAACACTGTTTTAGAACCTATTTTGTTTACCAATGAATAATATAAAGTTTTAATTCCCCATTTATATGCCAACATTAAATTCTTAGCAACCAATGTACCAGGAACCTTAGCATCTTTAAAATGTGCAGGGTTGTAGAAAGTATTGGTACTCAAGCTTTGATCAATGTAGACTGCTAGTACAGCAGCGGTCTTTAAATAGCTAACACAGTCTTGTTGTTCCCACATCAATTGGTAACGATTCTTAAGACGTTTATAGTCCGGAACTACTTGAACAAAACTGCCGGCTTTACTTTCTTTTACACTAATTAATTCCATAGGCATTTCAATACCATTAGTTGAATGTAGTACTACAGAACTTGATTCAACAGGTGCCACGGCCATTAGTGTTCCATTACGGATACCATATTGTTTCATTCTTTCACGCAATGGTTCCCAATCTAAGCTTGGTGTAAAATCGGTTAATTCGTTAACGCCTTGTGCTCTTCTTTCCCAAGGAAAAATTCCTTTACCGTAGTAGCTAAATTTGCTACGTTTGCAAGGACCTCTTTCTTGTGCTAGTTCAACACTTGTTTCTGTTAGATAATAAGCCTGATGTTCCATCCAACGTTTAACTTCAGCAAGACTATCTTTTTCACCATATTTAAAATTACGACGAGCGTGCCAATATGCTAAGTTTGTAATGCCGACTCCAAGTGGTTCAAAGTCTTCATTAGCTAATTTACTTTGAATGCTCAAAAAGTCTTGATAGTTTAATAGATTGCTGAGACTACGTACAAGTACTCTACAGGCCTTACGCATATCTTGAGGGTTACGGAAAGCACCCCAATTTATCGATCCAAGAGTGCAAAGAGCAATTCTCCCCTCCGGGTCTTCAATTCGTTGAAAAGGTCGGGTGGGCAAGAGTATTTCTTGACAGAGATTTGATTGATATATCGGGTCAGTCTTTGTGTCAAACGGGCCTTGGTTGATGACGTTGTCAATGTTGACAAGGTAGATTCTTCCAGTATCCGTACGCTCTTTAAGTATGCCGTTCTTGAAAATTTCTTCGGCGGATATAACTTTTTTCTTTTTTGATTTATCTTGTTCATATTGTAAGTATAGTTTCTCAAATTCTTTACTATCTCTATAATATGCTTCATAGAGATCTGGAACATCATGTGGATCAAACAGTG